TAGACCAAGAAATTAGTAAGCAAGATAGCAAAATAGTTATATTAAAAAAACAAACAGATGAGAAAGTTAATAATGTTGATTCTTATAGGGATGATGAGCTTGAACAGTTTTTCACAGAACGTTATAGACAGTACCTCGATTCGATTACAAAAACCGATAGTCCGTCTAGTAATTAAGGATTTAATAATTGGAGATAGTTTTAAAAAAGAACTAAGTTTAATAACAACAAAATATTCTTTGCTGGAAAATAAGGTAGTATTAAAGGATAGTGTTATTAATAATCTTAACTTTCAAATAAGTAATTTTAATTCTATATTATCAACTAAAGGATCTCAATTAGAATTTACTAAACAATTAAACGATAAGTTAAGACTTGAAATTAAAAAACAAAGGCTTAAAAATAAAATTTTAGGTGGTGCGGGTTTAGTAGCAATAGGTGGGGTAATACTTATATTAAAATAACTGCATGTCAGATTTAAAAAAAGTTATACGTCAAGAATATCTTAGATGTGCTAAGGACCCAGTACATTTTATGCGTAAATACTGTTATATACAGCATCCACAACGTGGCCGCATACAGTTCAACCTGTACCCATTTCAAGAAAAAGTATTAACGTTATTTCAAAACAATGACTATAGTGCCATATTAAAATCTAGGCAATTAGGTATATCTACTTTAGCAGCAGGTTATTCATTATGGTTAATGACATTTCATAAAGATCGGAATGTATTAGCACTAGCAACTACACAAGCAACAGCAAGAAATTTAGTAACAAAAGTACAATTCATGTGGGAGAATTTACCCTCATGGCTTAAAGTAGATTCTGCTGAAAACAATAAATTATCATTAAGGTTAATTAATGGTTCAAAAATACAAGCCAAATCTTCTAATGCCGATGCTGCACGTTCAGAAGCAGTATCATTACTAATTATTGATGAAGCAGCTTTTATTGATAATATTGCTGAAACATGGGCATCAGCACAACAAACCCTAGCAACAGGTGGTGGTGCTATTGTATTATCAACCCCTTATGGTACTGGTAATTGGTTTCATCAAACATGGGTTAAAGCTGAACAGGGTGAAAATGAATTTTTACCTATTAAACTTCCCTGGTATGTTCATCCTGAACGTGACCAAAAATGGAGGGATGCACAAGATTCATTATTAGGTGATCCTAGACTGGCGGCACAAGAATGTGATTGCGATTTTAGTACCTCAGGTGATATAGTATTTTATAACGAATATTTGGAATATTACGAAAAAACTTACATTAAAGACCCTTTAGAACGTAGAGGAGCTGATCAAAACTTATGGGTTTGGGAAAACGCAGATTATACTAGGTCCTATATGGTAGTAGCTGATGTTGCTCGTGGTGATGGAAAAGATTTTTCTACTTGTCATGTAATGGATGTTGAAACCAATGTTCAGGTAGCAGAATATAAAGGACAAATTGGAACAAAAGAATTTGGTCATTTATTAGTAGGTCTAGCTACAGAATACAATGAAGCATTACTTGTAATAGAAAATGCTAATATAGGATGGGCAACCATACAAGTAGCTATTGATAGACAATATTCTAATCTTTACTATTCACAAAAGAGTGGAGAGGCCAATGCTAATTCGTATTTTGACAAATATCAAGATCACTCAAAAATGGTAGCTGGTTTTACTATGTCATCTAGAACACGCCCTATGATAATAGGTAAGTTCCAAGAATATATAGCAGATAAAGGTGTAACAATTCATTCAAAGAGGTTAGTTGAAGAAATGAAGGTGTTTATTTGGAAAAATGGTAGAGCGGAAGCACAAACAGGTTATAACGATGATTTAGTTATAGCATTTGGTACGGCAATGTATATTAGAGACACAGCCCTTAAATTTAGACAAAGGGGAATTGATATTACAAAACAGTCAATAAATAATATGACTGTTAATAGAACACCATATCAGGGGAGTTATGGTAGTAACCAAAATGTAAAAAATCCATACGAAATTAACACCCCAGATGGAAAAGAGAATATTAGTTGGTTATTATGACCATATTTATAACAATAATTATATATTAGATGGCAGACACAAGTGTATTTACAAGATTAAGAAGATTATTTTCTACAGATGTAGTAATAAGAAACGTTGGTGGTGACCAAGTTAAAACTATAGATTCGGGTCATATTCAATCTAGTGGTGAATATGAAACTAATGCGTTGGTAGACAGATTTAATAAAGTTTACTCTTCTGCCCCAACCTCATTATATGGGGCACAATTCAACTTAAATTACCAATATTTAAGAACACAGTTATATTCTGAATATGACGTAATGGATCAAGATGCTATCATAGCTTCCTCTTTAGACATTATAGCGGATGAATCAACCTTAAAAAATGATATGGGCGAAGTACTTCAAATTAGAAGTTCTAATGAGGATGTACAAAAAATCCTTTATAATTTATTTTATGATGTATTAAATGTAGAATTTAACCTATGGATGTGGGTTAGACAAATGTGTAAGTATGGTGATTTTTTCTTAAAGTTAGAAATAGCAGAAAAGTTTGGTGTTTATAATGTAATACCTTATACTGCGTATCATATTGAAAGAATTGAAGGGTATAATCCAGAAAACCCATCTGAAGTTAAGTTTAAATGGAACCCTGAAGGTTTTTCTGGTGGTTCATCTAGTGGTTATTATAATGTAGCGGGGGCTAATGGTGACTATGATGATAGGACTGGAATTACATATGACAACTATGAAATGGCTCACTTTAGAATGGTAGGGGATGTTAATTATTTACCTTATGGTAGATCTTATATTGAACCCGCTAGAAAATTATTTAAACAATATACATTAATGGAAGACGCGATGTTAATTCACAGAATTGCTCGTGCACCAGAAAAAAGAGTATTTTATGTAAATGTTGGAGCTATTCCACCAAATGAAGTTGAAGCATTTATGCAGAAAACTATCAATAATATGAAACGTACTCCAATGATGGATGAAAAAACAGGTGAGTATAACTTAAAGTATAACATGCAAAATATGCTTGAAGATTTTTATATTCCTGTTCGTGGTAATGATAGTGCAACAAAAATTGAAACAACACCCGGTTTACAATATGATGGCATTTCGGATGTTGAATACTTAAGAGAAAAATTGTTTGCCGCTTTAAAAGTACCAAAGGCATTTATGGGTTATGATGAAAATACAGAGGGTAAAGCAACTCTAGCAGCCCAAGATATTAGATTTGCCCGTACAATTGATAGAATACAAAGAATTTTACTTTCTGAATTACAAAAAATTGCATTGGTGCATTTATACACCCAAGGGTATAAAGATGAATCCTTAACTAATTTTGAATTATCAATGACAACTCCTTCTATCATTTATGATCAGGAAAGAATTGAATTGTTAAAGTCTAAATCTGAATTAGCAGGTACATTGTTAGAACAAGGTTTAGTACCATCTGATTGGATTTACCACAATGTTTATCACTTTAGTGAAGACCAATATGATGAATACAGAGATATGGTTCGAGAAGATTCAAAACGCAAATTCAGAAATGCTCAAATTGAATCAGAGGGTAATGACCCTATATCATCTGGTAAATCATATGGTACTCCTCACGATTTAGCTTCATTATATGGTAAAGGAAGAACAATGTCTGATCCAGGTAATGTACCTGATGGTTATAGCGATGACTTAAAATTAGGGAGACCAAAAGATGGTATTACTAATAGGGGTAAACAAGAAAATAACTTTGGTAAAGACCCATTAGGAGTTAAACGTATGAAAGATACGGACAAAAACGACGGAAAAAATAAACCAAGACTTTCTGAGTTTGAAGACCCTAAGATTACTTTTTTAAAGAATAAAGATATCTTTAATAAAATTAATGAAAAACAGTTAATTTTTGAACAAGATAAAGATACTTCTTCTTTACTTGATGAATCTCAACTAAAATCCTAATATTTATAAATAAATATATTTTTGATGAAAATTAAACACTCAAAGTATAAAAACACCGGTATATTATTTGAACTATTAGTTAGACAAATAACCGCTGATACTCTTTCGGGGAATGAATCTGCCGCTATAAATCTTTTAAAAAAGTATTTTGTTAAAACGGAATTAGGCCGCGAATATAAATTATACGAAGCTATTAGTAAATCTTCTATGTTAAGTGAAACAAAGGCAGGTTTGTATATAACTACTACATTAGACAGTTCAAAACATTTTAATAGAGGTATACTTAAAAAACAAAAGTATAACTTAATTAACGAAATTAAAGAACATTATGATTTAAATACTTTCTTTGGTGCTAAAATCAAAAATTATAAAGAAATAGCAGCTTTATATACTTTAATAGAAGGGATAAATACAAAGGGTTTAGTAGACAATAAACAATTAATTGAAAATAAGATTACATTGTTAGAGTTTCTAACTAGATCCAAAA